ACTGGTAATGCAGCAATTGAATATCTCCGTATGCTTCTTTCATCCGTATCAGCCGATGATGCTAAAGTATTAGAGAGAATTATAGCAAAAGATTTGAAGTGTGGTGTTGATGTATCAACTGCCAACAAAGTTTGGTCTGGTTTGATTCCTGAATACCCATGTATGTTATGTAGTCCATTCGAACAGAAGTTAGTTGACAAGATTAACTTTCCAGCCTATGCTCAAATGAAGATGGATGGCATGAGATTCAATGCAATTGTCCGTGATGGCAAGTGCGAATTTAGGAGTAGAAATGGCAAAGAGATTTTATTACTTGGCAATTTGGAGCAAGAGTTTATTTCTCTTGCTGGTTCTATTGATTGTGTTTTTGATGGTGAACTACTTGTAATGCTTGAAGATGAACATCAGTTTGCTGATCGTCAGACTGGTAATGGTATTCTTAACAAAGCAAACAAGGGAACTATCTCTGCCGAACAAGCAGCACTGGTTCATGCAACTGTTTGGGATTTGATTCCATATGTAGCATTCGTTGATGGGCATTGTTTGACTCCATACTCAAAACGATTCTCTACTTTACAAGCAATTGTAGATAAACAAAAGTCAGATGGTAAAAAGATTTGGACTGTTACATCTACCATCGTGCAAACTTTGGATGAAGCACAAGAGATTTTCCAAGGTTATCTTGCAGATGGATATGAAGGTATCATTCTTAAAGATGGTAGTGGTGAATGGGAAGACAAACGAAGCAAGACTCAGATTAAATTCAAAGGTGAATTGGAATGCGATCTTAAGATTGTTGCAGTCGAAGAAGGTAAGGGTAAAGCAGTAGGTATGCTTGGTGCAATCATCTGCGAATCATCAGATGGAATTGTAAAGGTAAATGTAGGATCTGGTTTCAATGATGCACAACGAAAGCAATATTGGAAAGAAAATTTAGTTGACAAAATCGTGGCAGTGAAGTATAATGCTAGAATCAAGAACAAAACTGGAGAAGAATCTCTGTTCCTTCCAGTGTTCATTGAACTGCGTGATGACAAAGATGTTGCAGATAATTCAAAGGTAATAAAATGAAAGTAGTAATTAATAGATGTTTTGGTGGGTTTGGTATTTCAAATATCGCATTCGAGAAGTTACTTGAACGCAAGGGTATTGCATTCGATAAAGTGCCAGCCAAGTATCCAATTCGTGGAAATGACTCAGACTATTACAAAGCAGGTAGTCCACAATCTGATGCAACATACCTAAGTGAGTATGAATTCTATGAACAACGCAATGATCCAGATTTGATTGCTGTGATTGAAGAGTTGGGTAAAGATTCATGGGGTTGGGCATCAGAACTAGCAATCATGGAAATTCCAGATGATGTTGAGTGGCACATTAGCGAATACGATGGACTTGAGCATGTGGCAGAAAACCATAGGACTTGGAGTTAATATGCACGGAGACTTAGATGAAATTCGTTTGGCTCGAACATTGGGTCGTGCCATTGAAGAAGAAATAAAGAAAGGTATTAAGATACCTGACGAAGTTCTTCGAGCATACGAAGAATTATACAAACATTGGCAATTACAAATGGATAGAGAATTATCATGAAGCGAGAATTAGACGAAGCACTGTGTGCAAAGTATCCGCTGATCTTCAAAGATCGTAATGCAGATATGCGCACCACAGCCATGTGCTGGGGACTTGAGTGTGGTGATGGTTGGTATAACATCATCGATATTCTTTGCGGTAAACTATGCAGCGAATGGTTGTCAGCCAAGAGTCGCTATGACTTTATCAAAGATAGAGTTGGCGAGAAGATGTATGGTAATGCATCTGGTGATACTATCACACAGGGTGAGATCGATCTCCGTAAACAAATTATGGAAGAAGAAGCAAGTAAGGTTCCAGTTGCTGTTCAAGTAAAAGAGAAGTTCGGTGGACTTCGATTCTATGTTCAGGCTGCAACTGATAAACATTACAACTTTATCTCGTTTGCTGAGAGTATGAGTTATCGTACATGCGAAGAATGTGGTGCTCCAGGAAAAACATACACCGATGGTTGGCATCGTACTATGTGCGATATTCATGCAGCAATGGCTGGTCGTACTGAAGAATATGAGTATGAGGAGAATGAATAATGTTTTACGGTAAAGATATGGTTGAAAAGAACTTTGATATTCTCCTACAGAAATTAGAACAACAAGAATTGTTTTTGTTTGAACCAATGCCATCTTATAAAGAAGGTGATCGATGGACTGATGAATTTCGCATTCGTGATGGTCACACCAAACTTGCTGATGGTACTTGGGTTACTATTCATAAAGTAACTACTTGGGTTCAACAACTCAAGAAAGATACCACAGAGTTGTATGAACAGAATACAAAACAATCTCGTGAAATTTCATTGTTGAGACAACAAAGATATGAGATGGAATATGGATTGAGAGTTGCTGAGAAAGCATTGAAGAATTCGTTGGCTTTAACTAAGGAGATGATTAATGAGTAAAGAATATATTGATATGTTGAAACAAGAACGACAGGTTCTACTTGATCGTTACGATCCGTACAGTGAGGGTACTGGTCATTTCAATACTGCTGTTAGCGTATTGACTGCTCGTATTGAAGAGTTGGAAACACCAACTAAACTGAAACAAGGTTCGGTGTGGGTATTGGTGGAAGCAATTCAGTCATATCGTCTGCGTTACATGGTTGAAGCACCTGCCACTAATCCTGAGTATGCCATGGATGATGTTACCTGTGAAGATGCAAAAGAATTTTCTCAATTTGCATTACCAGAAGTGATCACATCGCATCGTGTTCTTACTGAAGAAGAAGCCATCGCTCTTTGTGATGAAGATAATGATTATACTAATGGCTGGACTAAAGAGCAAAAGATTAAATCATTCTTTACTAAAGATGGTGAAGGTAGAGGATTCTAATGTTCATGTTCGATGTGGAAACGCTGGGAGTAGAATCCAATTGTGTGGTTCTCTCTGCAGCTATGGTTCACTTTGATCCAGAGAAACGACCAACTTATCAAGACTTATTGGACAATGCATGTTTTGTAAAGTTCGATGTCAAGGAACAGATGGGTGTTGGTCGTACTGCATCAAAGTCCACGCTTGAGTGGTGGAAAGGACAACACGAATATGTTCGTAAGACTTCTCTTGATCCATCTCGTGAAGACATGACTGTGGAAAATGGAATGCAAAAGTTCTATGATTACATGAAACAATTCCCAAATGCAGATAAACAAACTATGTGGGCACGAGGTTCACTAGACCAGATGGCAATTGATTCACTTGCTGTTAAATTTGCCTTGCAAGAGATTACAGGGTATAATATGTGGAGAGATGTCAGAACTGCAGTTGACATTATGTTTGGTACCACGAATGGATATGTAGAAGTGGATCATCCTCTCTTCAAACGACACGAAGTCATCAAGCATCATCCTGTTCACGACTGCGCACTTGATGCAATGCAACTTATGTATGGAAAACAAGTTTAATGGAATTTTACACCAGCGTCCACCCAGTGGGCGACAAGATCCTCGTTAGAGGTTATCAGAATGGCAGACAATATCAGCGTAAGATAGATTTCTATCCTACGCTTTTTGTCACTTCTAAGGTTGAATCAAAATGGAAGACTCTGGAAGATACATTTGTTGATGAAATAAAACCTGGAGGTATCCGTGAGACTCGAGACTTCATCAAACGCTACGATGGTGTTGAAGGATTCCCAGTTTACGGTAACACCAACTACGCATATCAATATATCTCTGACACTTACGAAGACGATGTCAACTGGGATATGGAACAGATTAAAGTTTACACCATTGACATTGAGACTGAAACTGAGAATGGATTTCCAGATATCAAGTCTGCCAACGAAGAAGTTCTGTTAATCACTATTAAGGATCTTCAATCCAAGAAGGTTGTTACCTTTGCTCAAACAAAGTATGGTGAGTATAAGTCTAGCCGTGCCGATGTTACGATGGTTAATTGTCGTGACGAACAACACATGCTCAAAGAGTTTATGATTTGGTGGCAAGGTAACTACCCAGATGTCATCACTGGTTGGAACACAGACTTCTTTGACAATGTTTATTTGATACATCGTATTCAACGAGAGTTGGGTGATACATTTGCCAACAAGATTAGTCCATGGGGTTATGTCAATCAACGTAAGACTTTCATTAAAGGTAATGAAGAGATTCACTATGACATTCTAGGTATCTCTCAGCTGGACTATCTGGAACTCTACAAGAAATATACATATACAAAGCAAGAGTCATATCGTTTGGATTACATTGCTCAAGAAGAGTTGGGTGATAGAAAGAAAGAGAATCCAGGAAATGACTTCAAAGATTTCTATACAAGTCACTGGAAAGACTTTGTTGAGTATAACATTCATGACGTAGAGTTGGTTGATAAACTAGAAGACAAGATGCGTCTACTTGAGTTGCATCTGACCATGGCATACAATGCCAAGATTAATCCTGAAGATGTTTACTCTCAGGTTCGTATGTGGGATACTATTATTTACAATCACCTGCGTAAGAAAGGTATTGTAATTCCAGCAAAGACTTACTCTGGTAAAGATGCTCAGTTCGAAGGTGCTTATGTAAAAGATCCAATGGTTGGTATGCACAAATGGGTTGTTTCCTTTGACTTGAACTCTTTGTATCCTCACTTGATTATGCAGTACAACATCTCTCCAGAAACACTAACGAGCGAGAAGTTGTCAGTCACTGTTGACAAGTTACTCAACAAAGAGATTGATACAGACTATCTCAAGCGTAGAGATCTTGCCATGACTGCGAATGGTTGGACATATCGTAAAGACATCAAAGGATTTATGCCTGAGTTGATGGAAGAGATGTATATCAATCGTTCCAAGTTTAAGAAACAGATGTTAAGGATTGAACAGGAATACCAAAACGATAAGACAAAGGTTCACCTGCTAAAAGATATCTCTCGTCTTAATAATCTGCAGATGGCTATGAAGATTGCTCTTAACTCTGCTTATGGTGCGATGGGTAATCAGTACTTCCGTTACTTTGATATTCGTATGGCAGAAGGTATTACGACTTCTGGTCAACTGTCCATTCGTTGGATGGCAAACAAGTTGAATGCATTCCTTAACAAGACTCTTAAGACAGAAGGTCAAGACTTTGTTATTGCGATTGACACTGACTCAATCTATCTTACACTTGAACACCTCATTGAAAAGGTATGCGAAGGTAAGAACACTGAGCAGAAGATTAAGTACATGGATAAGATTTGCGAGGATGTTTTCCAACCATTCATTGATCAAGGTTACACCGAACTATCAGATTATATGAATGCATATAGTCAGAAGATGGTTATGAAGCGAGAAGTTCTTGCAGACAAAGCCATCTGGACTGCAAAGAAACGATATATCATTAATGTTCACAACTCAGAAGGAGTACAGTTTGCGAAACCTAAGATTAAAGTTATGGGTCTGGAGATGGTCAAGTCATCTACACCTGCGGTTATTCGTGACAAGTTGCGTGATTCGCTTCAAGTTATCCTCGCAGGGGATCAAAAAGACTTACATACATATGTTATGGAGTTTAGAAAAGAGTTTGACAAATTACCGATTCAAGAGATTGCTTTCCCGAGAGGTGTGAATGGATTGAAGCAGTATGCTGGCTCTCCGATTTATACAAAGGGAACACCAATCCATGTTCGTGGTTCATTGTTGTTCAATCACCACTGCAAGCGTTTGGGTATTGATAAGAAGTATCAACCTATCCGTGATGGAGATAAGATTAAGTTTGTGTATGCTCGTACACCGAATCCGTTTAACGAAGATGTGATTGCATTTCCTCAGGTTCTTCCAAAAGAGTTTAAAATGGAATTATACATAGATTATGACAAGATGTTTGAAAAGGTATTCCTTGATGCATTACAAATTGTTATTGAACCACTAGGTTGGAAGACTCAAGAAGAAAGTTCATTGGAAGATTTCTTTGGCTAATATCCATAGTTGTCTTGCAATAAAAGTTAATGTATAATAGGAGATATAAATGAAGCTGTTAAAATTTTATGCCGAGTGGTGTGGTCCATGTAAAGGATTGACCATGATCATCAATGGTGCCAAAGATAAGATTGATATTCCAATTGAAGAATATGATATTGATAATGAAATGATTATGGCACAAGACTATAAAGTTCGATCTGTTCCAACTATTGTTTTGGTTGACGATAAAAATCAAGAAATTAAACGACATGTTGGTTTACTCACTGAAGAGAAATTACTAGAATTCCTGAAAGGTTAATATGGCAAGCATACTAGACAAAATTAAAAAGAACTCAACTATCAAAGACTCTGCGATTCTATCTGAATCAAAGTTCTTTAAGAAGAAGGATATGATTCCTACTTCTGTTCCAATCATCAACGTGGCTTTATCAGGTCGTCTTGATGGTGGACTCACTCCAGGTATTACAATGTGGGCTGGTCCAAGCAAACACTTTAAGACTGCGTTCTCATTGTTAATGGCAAAGTCCTACATGGACAAGTATGAAGATGCAGCGTTGTTGTTCTATGACTCAGAGTTCGGTACTCCGCAGTCTTACTTCGATACATTTGGTATTGATACAAAGCGAGTTGTTCATACTCCGCTGACTGATGTTGAACAATTGAAGTTCGACATTATGCAACAGTTGTCCAATGTAGATCGTGGTGACCATCTAATTATTGTTATTGATTCTATTGGTAATCTGGCTTCTAAGAAAGAAGTTGAAGATGCCATGGAAGGTAAGTCTGTTGCAGATATGTCAAGAGCAAAACAGATGAAGTCGTTGTTCCGTATGGTAACTCCGCACTTGAACTTGAAAGACATTCCACTCGTTGTAGTGAACCATACATATATGGAGATCGGAATGTTTCCGAAAGCAATCGTTGGTGGTGGTACTGGTGCAATGTATTCAGCAGATAATGTTTACATTCTTGGTCGTCAGCAAGAAAAAGAAGGTACTGAAATCGTAGGTTACAATTTTATTATCAACGTAGAGAAGAGTAGATATGTTAAAGAAAAATCTAAGATACCTGTTAGCGTATCTTTTGATGGTGGTCTTAGTAAGTGGTCTGGTTTACTCGATCTTGCTCTTGAATCCAAGCATGTGGTCAAACCAAGTAACGGATGGTATTCCAAGTGTGACCCTGAGACTGGTGAAGTAGAAACCAAGAAATATCGCATCAAAGAAACTGATGACAAAGACTTTTGGTTACCAATTCTTACAAACAAATCATTCTATGATTTTGTAAAGAACAAATACGCAATGGGTCAGGGTGGACAAATGATGCAACCAGACGATCTCGATAAAGCATTAGAGGAATTAGAATTCGATGAATAAACCTTATGTCGTATTGGAGAACAAACACAATGATCTTCAGGCAATTAAGTTGACAGAAGAACCATTTTCAGGTATAATGTATACTTACGGTAAGGTTAGTTTTGAAGAAGATAACCATAACGCAACAATAAAATTTGATTATGAAGTTCTTGACTATGGAGATAACCAAATATCTGACATGGCACCATTTGAAGAATACATTGGTAACATATTAACAGAATTGATCCATCAAGGTATTCAAGATAACAATTTAACATATACAGGCGGAACAGAAATTGATGCGAATAGAACAAAAGATTCTGAGCAATCTGATATTTGATGAGAATTATTGTCGTAAAGTAATCCCATTTATCAAGAAAGAATATTTTGCAGAACGTAAAGAAGTAATTCTCGCAGACGAGATTGTTTCTTTCTTCACGAAGTATAACAAACCAGCATCCAAAGAAATCCTACAGATTGAAATTAGCAATAGGAAAGACCTCAACGATAAAGAGTTATCTGAACTTGGCGACTTTATCGGCACATTGAGTCAAGAACCAGTCAATGCAGACTGGATGTTAGAACATACTGAAAAGTTTTGTAAAGATAGGGCAATTTATAATGGAGTTCTCTCGGCAATCAGAATCATTGACGGCAACGACAAGCAACATACGCAAGATGCGATCCCTTCTATTCTTTCTGATGCTCTTGCCGTTTCATTTGATAATCATATTGGTCATGACTACCTTGATGACCACAACGAGAGGTATGATTTTTATCATAGGGTGGAAGAGAAGATTGCATTCGACCTTGACATGTTCAATAAAATCACTAAGGGTGGACTCTCAAAGAAAACCCTTAACATTTGTCTTGCTGGCACTGGTGTTGGTAAGTCTTTGTTTATGTGTCATGTGGGTGCTGGTTGTCTAACCCAAGGCAAAAATGTATTATACATAACTATGGAAATGGCAGAAGAACGTATCGCTGAAAGGATTGATGCGAATCTTCTTAACCTAACCATGGATGAACTAAAAGTTATTGACAGGGATATCTACGAAAGTCGTATTGCTAAGATTACGGCTAAGACTAAAGGTAAACTAATTGTCAAAGAATATCCAACTGCTGGTGCTCACTCGGGTCACTTCCGTGCATTGCTGGAAGAACTAAAGTTGAAACGAGAATTCAAACCTGATATTATCTTCATTGACTATCTCAATATTTGTGCGAGTCAACGAATGAAGCAAGGTGGAAGTATTAACTCTTATACATATATTAAGAGCATTGCAGAAGAGTTAAGAGGATTGGCAGTTGAGTATAATGTTCCCATTGTCTCAGCCACTCAAACAACTCGTTCTGGATTTACAAACTCTGATCCAGGACTTGAAGATACCTCTGAATCTTTTGGTTTGCCAGCGACAGCTGACTTTATGTTTGCTTTGGTCAGCAATGAGGAGTTGGAAGGATTGAATCAGATTATTGTTAAACAGTTAAAGAATCGCTATAACGATCCAAGTTTCTATAAGAGATTTGTTATTGGAGTTGATCGAGCGAAAATGAAACTGTATGATGTAGAAGCATCCGCACAAACACTGAGTGATTCAGGAAAGAGCGATGACGATGAACCAATGTTTGATAAAAGTAATTTTGGTCGCAGACAAAAAGCAGAATCGTTTGATGGATTTAAGTTTTAGGAGAGAACATGACTAAGGTAATCGTAGCAAAACAAAAACATGATATGTCTCACATGATGGGGCAATTTCCAGATGAGTCACATTATGATTTCCTCATTGAAGAGGACTGTGATGTTTATATGCCAGAAATTCCTGGACATCCAGAGATGACATACTCTGAAGACAGGATCGTTTTAAAGTTCCGTAAGAACTACTTCAGCAAAGAACAACAAGACCAAGCATACTTTGGTCTCCGTGAGGCAGCAACTGAAACTCAGAACAGAGGTATGGCTGCAGGTCCAAGAGCAGAGAAGTTGGGTAATCGTGAATGGGTCACTGAATATGAATCAGAAATTATCGACTACTTCCTAAATCCAAAAGCATCTTTGGATGGAGATCCAATTGATGTTATTAAAGCCAAGCACAAAGGTAAGACTGACAAACCATCCACAAGAAATAATGTCTGGGGTATTCAAGCAGTCAAGAGAGACGGATTTGTATTTAATACATGGGTTGAGAAAGTTCGTAAACTAGATGCATCTGAAATGGTCACTGAGGCAAGACGAGTAGAGAAAGCATATGTGTGCGCAACTACCTATGCCAATGGTGTCATGTCTGGTATTGCTGGTTGGTTCGATCGTTATCCTCGAATTCCTTATGGTCGTGCAACATCTTATACTGCTCGTGAGCCAGCAAAGTTTGCCATGGCATATCCATTTCTACAGCAATTGGCACAAGGTTTCAAAGACTTGTTGCCATGGAGATACAACAATCAAATGGAAGCAGCAAAGAAACTAGATCCTGCTTTCTTAGTTCCTGAAACTCCATTCACTACTGTTACTGTAAATAAATCTTTCAGAACTGCGTGCCACTACGATGCTGGCGACTTTACTGCTGGTCTATCCAATCTATTGACATTGAGTAATAATGGTAACTACAAAGGATGTTATTTGGTAGCACCAGAGTATCGTGTTGCTGTAAATCCAAGACCTGGAGATTTGCTATTGATTAACAATCATGAAGTTATGCATGGCAATACTCAGATTGAATTGCTCGATGAAGAAGCAGAAAGAATCTCATTGGTTGTTTACTTCCGTGAGAAGATGCTTGAGTTGGGTTCAAAACAATACGAAGATTGTCGTTATGACTTTGTTGAACAACGTAGACTTAACAAAGAACATCCAGACCAAAAATATGAAGATGGTTCTCAGCGACATCTTTGGAATGGTGTCAGTCCAGCAATGTGGGAGTCTGATGAGTGGTATGAGTATCTTGAAAGTAAACTTGGTAAAGATACATTGTTGAAGTATCACCCAGAATCTCAAAAGGCAAACTCACTTGAAGGATTCTTCTAATGTGTTCAGTCATTGGAGCAATTATTAAAGAACCTCGTGCCGAGGATTTCTTAATGCTTCATCGTGTGTTCCTTGAGTCTAAGATTCGAGGAATGCATGCCACTGGAATCTCCTATGTTAAACATGGAAAGATTATCACTGAGAAGCGACCAGTACCTGCCGATGAATTTCCATTTAACTTTCCGAGTTATGTCAATGAAGATGGTAGTCTTTATCTAATTGGTCACTGTCGTTACAGCACCAGTGACTTAGAATTCAATCAACCGATTGCCAATGAAAATCTTTCCGTAGTCCACAATGGAGTTATTACTCAAGAGTTACCTGAGAAGTGGAAAGAACTTTATGGCTATGATTGTGAAACTAAAAACGATACTGAATTGATTTTACACACTGCAGAAGATTGCATTAGTCCATTGGTTCGTTGGAAAGATTCCAGTCTTGCAGTGATTGAGTTGCATGTTGATAAAGTTATTAGATTCTATCGCAATGGTAAGCGTCCATTATATTTGACATCTATCTCAAATGGGTGTATAATTACTTCTACTGCTGATGTTCCAAAACGAGCAGAAGTTCCAGGATTTCCTATTAACACTTTGATGAATCATTATATTACATTTGATGACCAACTCGCAATGACTATTGAAAAAGAAGTCATTGAAGATGCGGTGGACTTACAATATGAACTTTGTTAATTCAACGAGAGTTGAAGAGTTAATTAAAAACAGCCCAGCTGGTAAGAACACCAAGTTCTTATCGGCTGCACATTCATTGTGGTATCGCTTTCATAACTATGACAAAGCACCTCCACTTGCGTATGAAGTTAATGGAGAAGTTGTTTGTTTAATCTTTGCCACATTTAATCGAGATGGTTATAGTAATCTTTACGAGATTGTTACACTTGAAGGAAATGAAGGTAAGGGTTACGCATCAAAGTGTTGGGATGCATGGATTGATTATGCAGTTAAAGAAAGAAAGATGACTCGACTAAAGATGTCTTGCACTCCTTCTTCAGTTACGTGGCACTACAAGAATGGTTTGATTTGGTGGGCAGTTGATCCAACAGGTTCACTTCGTTCAGACCAACCATTGTTTCCAACGAGAGCAGAACAGATTGCTTATCGTGACTTTGCCATTGTGAATCCATTACAAGCACTACCTCCATACAAAGCCAGAGATCAATTCCGTGCTGAGGGATTAGAAGCATACAAGTGGGGTGAGAAGAAGAAAGCAAAGAGCCAAGCAGCAATTGATGCAGTTGGCAAGGCATGGTTGAGAGACGCATTACTAGAACAACCATCACTTGAAGAATTTTTGTTATAATGGATTACAGACTAAAACAAAATCGTAGAGAAGCGTTCATTCGTTGGTATGCATGGTCATTGAAGTATGATGATTGCGATCCAGCAGTATGGACAACGAACTACTTAAACAAAAGATACGAACATAACGATGAACAGAAGTTGTGGTTGTGTTGGTTGTATGGTAACACATACTATCTTCCAACTGCTTGGATTCTCATGAATGAGTTTCCTGACTTTGAGTTGGCAACAGTGGATCGTATTACTCAATGGAACACTGCCAACTACAAACGATTAAGATATCAGACTGATACAAAGTGGAACAAAGGACATCTCCCTGCGATGTTTGCTTCTTATCAGCAATTCATTGGCGATAAGACACAACGAGAAAAACTGGAAGAATACTATGGACACACTGAGGAAGAGAACTTTAATAATCTCTGGACAAGCATTAAGTCTGGGCTGCATAAGTTTGGTCGTTATTCCACTTGGTTTTATCTTCAGCATCTTAAGCATACTGCTGGTGTGCGTATCACTCCTACTAGCCTCATGCTGGATGATTACGATGGCTCTCGCTCTCATCGTAATGGATTACTTCTCGCCATTGGGATGGATAACGATATGGATAGAAAACTCACTGGAGTCGATTATTCAAATCTGGAAGCACAAGCGAGGGAAATTCTCGTTGAAACGAAAGCGAGATTCCCAGAACTGGAATCGCAAGTAGATTACTTTACCATGGAAACCTGTCTGTGTTCTTTCAAAAAGATCTTCAGAAAGAGTCATGGAAGGTATCTTGGATACTATCTCGATCGACAAGCAGAAGAAATTATGCAGTGCGAGAAAGATGGTTGGTATGGTATTGATTGGAATGTTCTATGGCAGTCAAGAGAAGAAACGATTGACTTGAGATTAGACCATAGACATGGTATTGATAAAGAGAAATTTACATCCTTCCTTAACTCTGGTAAAATGCAGAATATGGATTGGATGTTTGATGATGAAGAACCTATATTAAATGGATTGGAGATGTTTACATGAGTAATACTATTACAACTGCTGTGCCTGTGTTTGGTGACGGAACTACATATACTGGCAACGGTAGTTCTGGAACTATTACAATTGCTTCTAGTGCTGTATCTTCCAGCACACTATCATTTGGTGGATTCGATATGGAAGACTTTCTTGATACTCATTCGTTCAACAAGATTACAGTTGAACATAAGGTAGCAGAGTTTGAGTTAGCCAAACTGAAAGAAACTGTCCCAACTTATGCAGATGAGATTAAAGAAAACTTGTCTAAGAATCTTGCACGAGATATAATTAAGAAAACAACCTTCACTAAGAAACATAATGTTGATAGCGACACTCATCACTTTCTCGGAAGAGTATGGGTGTTCACTGAAGATGAATTAAAGAACCTAATTAATGAGGCACGTAATGCGTAAGATTATCGCTGTTGGTGGTCAACCTGGAACTGGGAAGACCACTCTGTTCCGTAAGTTCATGGAAGGTAAAACTTGGGAAAGAGTCGAACCAAAGAAGATGCTACCTGCACTCTATTCTAAAGACCTAGACTTATACATTCTGGGTAAGTACGAGGATGGTGAAACCTTCGCTGGAACAGATCGCCTTTCAATGGCAGTCCAGCCGATTGCTCAGGAGTTCGTTAAAGAAACTACCTCGAACATTCTCTTTGAAGGAGACCGAATCTTCAACCAGTCTTTCCTAGAGTTTTCTATGAATATGCAAGGTGTTGATTTACAAGTGGTTTACCTTAAAGTGCCTGATTCCACGCTAAAAGAACGCTACATCGAGCGAGGATCCGACCAGTCTGAAACATTCCTAAAAGGTCGTGCAACTAAATATAGTAATCTACTATCAAACTTTGAACTGATGCCTTATATTACTGAGTTTAGTAACACTAACTTGGAGGAGCAGGGAAAGGTACTCGCATTCTTGGAGAGTAATTTCAAGATGTAAAATGCCTTTCTGGGATGTAAAATGTCATGCAATTTTGAATTCCTAGAAAACGCTAATTACGATTGGATGGATCTGCTCAACTTTCAAGAGCGTCCATTCAGAGCAAAATTTATACCTTCAAAAGTGTGGCAAGACCTAGACAACTATTGCAACGATAGTAAAGGTCTTTCAAACTACTTCAAAAAGTGGAGAACTAAGATTGAGTTCCTCCCACAAAAATCCAAAGCCAAAATGTACGACAACTATGTTGCCGTTGGTGGTGAATATGGACCAGATGAAAGACAGTGCTGTATCCAAATATACACTACTGCTTTTGATAGATTCCCATTCACACAAGATACTTGGAACAAGTTTAAGTATCGTATAATCCAAACTCAAATGCACGAGCTAATAC